GCAGCGTCGCTGCCCGTCTCGGCCTGCGTGAACGCGACCACGTAGTAGTCCGTGGCGTTGTCCAGTCCAGTGATGGTCACATCACCGTCGGCGTCTTCCGTGTACACGACGCTGTGCGGGCTATCATCTGCCGTGTGGAAGATGGCGAACCCCGCGATGCCCGACGACCCACCCGATGCAACCTCGGTGGTCAGAATGGCCACCTGGTCGTCGCCGCCCACCATGGAGTCCACGGTCGGCTGCGCGAGTGTGGTCTGCGCCGTCTGGCCCGTACCGTCGGTGACGGTGGACTGGCCAAGCGGCACTTCGAGTCCGGCCTGTCGGCCGGGTCCGGTCGAGGCAGGGATGCCTGTGTCGGTACCGTGACGATGCACCTCACCAGGCAGCCCCAGCGAGCTGGGGTAGACCACCTTGGTAGAGGTCACGTTGCCGGAGCATGCGGACAGTGTGACGAGCTGCAGCTCGTACTGGTCCCGGTGCGCTCCCGAAGGCGTAACGGTGAACGGACCCTCGTCCGTCGTACCGGATACCGTCAGCCCCGCGTCGCCGGTGGCAGTAATGAGTGCAGTCTGGATAGCCGCGGCTGTGCCGTTGGTGCCGCGTACGAACGCAACCGTGTCCGTATAGCTGTCGTGGTTAGCAACCTCGTCCTTGGACGTCAGTGACGCCCGGTTCGGGTTTGCGAACCGCACCCGAATCTTGAACGAGTCGGTACCGTCGTACAAATGCAGTGTGATGACCCTTGTCAGGAGCCGCCCTCGCACGTCTGACGAGCCCATGTTGCCCTGAAGCTGCCGCCCTGCGAGACGGTTCACAACGCCGGTGAACTCAGGGACAGGTCGTCCCCGCCCGGCCGTGCGCAGTCCCTTATCGACAGGCACAGTTACACCTCCACGATGAGGTCAACGGTCATGAAGTCCGTAGCCGTGGTTCCGTTGACGATGGCGACCGTGACCGGAGACTCACACACGACGGCCGCACCAGCACCCGCCGTCGCAGCCGCGCCAGTCGCGTCCACAGGGACCACGCCAAGACCTGTTGCAGTGTCGTCCTGCGAGATGTTGAGCGTGACCTCAGCGGTCGCGTAGTCGCGGTCGGCGGCGTCCAGGTACACGACGTCCGAGTTGTTGTCCGTGATTTTGATTTTCACGGCGGTGTCAGTACCGGCACCAGCCTTGGCAGCGGAACCCCAGTTGCGCGCCCGGATGCCCCGGAGGATGCCGTACTTGTGGTTCCCGCCTCCGAAGGAGATGGTACCCAGAGTCACCGGGTCGGTTGCGACCAGGGCTTCCACTCGACGCTTCTTGATGGTCATGTCGTCTCTCCTACGCTACCCTATGCACCAACGGGAGCGAGTGACTCGGGCAGCCAGCGGCTGCGGGCCTTGGTGCCAGGCTTGGGGAAGTACCGGAGTACCTCCGCCCTGTTGGCTGTGGCCTCCTCGGCGAGGAGGTACAGTTCCTGCATCCCCATGGGCATGGACGTGATGAGGTCCATGACCTGGGAGTAGTTCAGCTTCGCCAGGTCCACTTGGGCCTTGGCGAAGTCACGCTTGTGTGCTTCCGCCTGCGTTCCCCTGCGTGCAGACTCCCGGGCGTCGGCCATGTTCGCCTCCCGGCGAGCGTTGCCGAACGGGCGGTTGTGCTTCTGCACCTCCGTACTGACCTCTTCCTTCGGGCCCTCACGGTGTGGAACGATGTCACGCGGCATGCAGTCCCCTTGAAGAGCGGGGGGACCCCTCATGAGGGCCCCCCCTACTCAGCTCGTTACGACGTGACCACGTTGATGAAGCGGCCGTGGGCCCGACGGCAGTCCGTGAGCAGTTCGCCCATGAACAGCACGAGTGCCGTCTTGGCGTCCTGGTTCACAGGGCTCTTGAAGGGTCCCATTTCCGCCCACCGCTGGGAGTGCCTCACGAACTCCAGGTACTGCGAGTTCAGGAAGTAGAACTCCCCGCTGGGTGCGTCGTTGTCGAAGATGACCTCGGCTCCCCGGAACGAGATGCTGTCGAAGCCCAGCTCAGCCATCGGCGTGGACTCGAAGCGGATGTTCGGGGTGGCGAGTGCCTCGTACGCCTCGTAGGCAGCCTGCGTGGTGAACAGGCCGTCCGGACGCGACTTGGCAATCTTCAGCTCGTTACGGAGGCTCGACATCTGGCGCACGCCGTCAAGCGTGGTCAGGTCCAGGCCGTCCGTAATCTTCGACCTCCACCAGTCCTGGCCGTCGGCGTCGTTGTCGATGCCGCCCAGGGTGGTCTTACCCGTGGCTCCGGTGGTGGTACCGTCACCGACGATGGCAGGCACGGACAGGAAGTTCTTGCCCGAGTTGCCCTCTGTGGTGACGTCCGCGAACAGCATGGCGTTCATGTCGTCTTCGACCGAAACGCGGAGCTGCTCCACCTTCGCCTGGAGGAGGTTGATGATGCGAGACGTACCGGCGTTCAGCAGCTCGTCACGACCCGAGATGGTGACCGACCCCGCGTACTGCTTCCAGTCGTATTCGGCGTAGCCGAACCCGTCCTGGGGCGTGGTGTCGATGAGGTCGTAGCCGCTGTAGCTGCCCACGGTGTCGTTGAACGCGAACAGGACCGGGCGACGAATCGTCAGGCCACCGTCCTCGGTCACCCGAGACTTGGTGTTCAGCCACGCCAGCAAAGGAAGCTCGACCGTGATTTGGTCCGCGAGGACCGGTCGAACCTTGTCGAACGTAGTCGCAATCAGCTCATCGAGCTGTGCGGCTGCAGTTGTGTCGGCCATTGCCGGTTCCTTTGCGCCTTAGGCGCTGCTATGGCCCCTAGCGGTTTACCCGTCCTGGAGGTCAACCCCCAGTGCAGCACGGGCCTTCTCGAACGCCTCCTTGATTCCGTCCTTCACGTTCGTGGACGTCAGCTTGCCTTCGTCCACGGGTGCGTCGGTACGGGGGCGGGGAGCGCCGCTTGCTGCGCGCTTCTGGTCGGTCCTCAACTCGATGAGACGAGTTTCGAGCGCACTCGCTACCGTGGCCCTGATGGGGCCCTGAACAGCCCAGTAGGCTGCCTCCGGGGAGGCGATGCCCTCCTTGGCCGCAACGGCTAGCAAGTCCACGCGCTCGATGCCTTCCGGGAGTGGCCCGAAGTCGGACTCCAGCCTGTCGAGGGCTTGAGTCCACGTCCGGTTGGTGAGGTCGGTCGAAGTCGAAGACTCCAGCCGCTCCAAGCGCTGGGCGAGTTCCAGGTTCTGCCGCACCAGGGCGACATCCCGCAGGTCACGCTCAGGGCTGTCGGAGTTCTCCAGGTCGAAACCCAGGGCCTCAGCCAGCTGCTCGTCGGTCAGCGAAGACACATCCGGAACCGCGTCAGACGGGGCGGCGGGGGCGACGGGCGGTGTCGGAGGCGTAGCCTCCTTCGCCACACGCAGCTCCGCGACCTCACGCTGGAGCGATGAGATGGTCTTGTTCGTCTCCTTGAAGTCCGTGATGAACTTCTCACGGGCCGCATCATCGGGCAAGGCCGAAAGGTCTACCTTCCACTGGGCCTGGAAGGCCTCGATGGCCTTCAGGTCCGCTTCGGGAGTCTCGGTGCCGACCGCCTGGGAGACAGGCGTCTCCCCCTCCTTGCCAGCCTTGGCCTCGGGTCCCTTGGCGGGAGCTGTACCATCGGCGGGCGTTTCGGGGGCCGGAGCCGGGGCTGCACCCTCGGGCTCCGTTAGTGCCGCAGCGACTGCTGCGCGTACGTCCGGCTTCATTCTCTCTCCTCGCGCTGTACCCTCTAAGGGCCTCGGGGCGGCTCGGGGGATAGGACGTATGGGACCGCCACTTGTGGTGGCGGAAGATAGCAGGTCCCGAGGGAATCGAACCCCCATGCCCTGGCTTTGGAGGCCAGTGCCATTCCAGTCGAGCCAGAGACCTGTGTGGGCGCTTTGTCGGACTGGTGCGTCCGAGACCAGAAGAGAAAGTACCCCTCACTACTTTGGGCCTCCAGTCAACCCCCTACCTGTTTTCCCAGGTCAGCCCCGGAACTACTGTGGGATGGACTGGTTGACGATTCCTGCACTTTCGGACAGTTCTTCGGCACCAGTAGGCCCTGCCGGGTTGGCAGAGCCAGCCGCAGCCAGCAGCTCCGGCGGGATGGTACCGGTGTTGGCCGCTGCTGCCAACGCGGGCGCGCTAAGGGGGCCCGGCACGAGGTCAGAGCGGACCTGGCCGCCCTGGGCCTGAGCCTGGGCCGCCTGGTTCTGGATGTTCCCGAGGACCTGCTTCTGCTGTTCCTCAGGGAGGTTCAGCAGCTGGCGGATGACCCGTCGGGGAATGTTCATCTCCTGGAGCACGTAGCGCAACAGCTCGGTGACGTCCACCGGGCTCGCGCCCGTGGCGTCCGGCTGGGCCAGGGGCCCGATGACGTTCAGCGTGGCCAGGGCATCGTCCCGGCGCTGCTGCCACGTCTTCGCCTCCTTCGGCGTGAGCGCTACCTCCAAGGCCATGGACCCTGAGATGGACTCGGCGTTGTACTCCCACGGGACGTCTACCTCGTCGTCCGCTAGGCGGAGGACGCGGTCCCGCTCGTAGTACGCCTGCATGAGCTGGAGGATGCGGTTGCCGATGCCGGTCCAGAACATCTCCAGCGCGATTCGCTTCTCGGAGGCCCTGGTGGCACTAGCAGACACGACCTCAGCCGTCTCAGTCGCAGTGCGCTTGCGGTCAGGGAACAGACCACGCTGCAGCTCCGACAGGCCGGTGGCGTCCTCGGACTCCTTCTGCAGGATGTCCGGCATCTGGTACAGCTCCGACTTCAGGTCGGGCTGGGCCAACTCCTTCACCTGGTCCACCGTGTGACCGGTGGCCAGCTCGACCACCTGGCCGATTTCCTGGGACTTCAGGGCGTTCTTGCCAGCCTGTGTGAAGGCGCGCTCCTCTGCCAGAATCTTCGGCACGAAGCGCTCCAGGTAGGTTGCCAGGCGGGAGTGGTACAGGTCCTTCTCCGTGGCGATGTCCCGGAGGACCTCCATCTCGGAGACGCCGCGGATGCGGGACGAAGTCTTGCGGAGGATGACCGGCACGAACGGGTTCTTGTCCTCCGGGTTCGGGTTCAGCGCGAACGGGTTCGCGGTCTCGTTCAGGAGGAACTTGGTCCCCTTGGCCCAGACGCAGACGTTGCCTGTGTCGAAGTCGTAGATGGTGTAGACCGTGACGCGCTCGTCCTCGGAAGACGGAGTCGCGTGCGGCCCCATCACTTCCCGGTCCACCGTGGTGTCGGCCTTCAGCTCTTCGAGCTTCTTGGACTGACGCCGCGATGCGCAATACTCCTTGTAGACCGGGTTGTTCTTCACGTCCGACGGGCGCATGTAGTCCTTCTGCGCCACCCAGTTCTGGTCCCACCAGGTCTTGGCCGTCGGGTCCGTGATGAGGCGGTCCCAGGGCACGTAGTCCACGACCACGCGGTCTGAGAGCACCGTCTCCTGGTCCTCGGTCAGAGGCACCAGGTCCATCACCTTGAAGGCGTCGATGTCGCTGCCCGCGTCGGCGGCTTCCTTCAGCTTCTCCGCGATTTCGGCCTCGATGTCCTCGCGTTTCCGGGGGACCTCTGCCATGCCCTCCCAGAACTCGTACGCCACCTTGGCGAAGCCGAAGCCAGCGATGAGCCCATCCTTGATGGCGAGGTTCCCTCGCTCCTGGGCCTTCGCAGCCTCGAACTCCTCCTTCAGTGCAGCCTGGGCGACGTAGGCCTCATCATCGGTGGTCCGCCCCTTGGGCGTGACGGTGAAGTCTACATTCGCCGAGGTCATGGAGCTGTACTGGGAGTCGATGTTGCCGACCACCATGGGCGTCGAGCCACTGATGTAGTGCCCGTTCCCAGTCAGCTGAGTGTCACGATGTTTGGTCTCGTACCGAGCGAAGAACGCCGTCACAGCGGGGTGCCACTTGGCGTTCATATCCTCGCCTTGCCGGATGCGCTGCTCGTAGACCTTCACCTTGTCGGCGTCGGTCTTGTACTTGCGGTACGTAGGTGGCATGCCTAACTCCCGGCGTAGAGACGCCCGTCACGTTCGAGGAGGACCCCCGGCTCCCAGTCTTCGAGCGGGTCGGCCTTGTCCTCGCCTAGCCATCCGGTGGGCTTGGCGTTGAGGATTTGCTCAGTAAGGTAGCCCATAGTTCCTGGACCAGGCGGGTCCACGTCTGGCTTGCGGTCCCGTTTCGGGAACACAGAGAACATGACCGTAGCCCAGTACCGGAGGCCGTCGCAGTAGTGCGAGGTCCAGTCATGTACTGCTGTAGTTCCAGTGCGGATACCGTTGTCGTCCACTTTCCAGCGATGGCTAGAGATAGCGGCTCCGAGGCGAGCAGCGGTTCGTTGGTCAACGATGACACGGTCGGCCTCCATCATGTTCGTGAGGATGCGGACCGCGTAGTCCTGCGCACGCTGCGGCGGCGTCGTGATGACCACGCCGTGCTGCGACAGGTCCTCGATGATGGAGGTCTTCTTGCCGGGGCTGCGCTGCCGTCCTGCCGGGTCGCCCACGTTCATGACCGGACGCCGCCCCGCGAAGTTCGTGTTGCAGTACCGGAAGAAGGCGTTGGCCCACTCCTCGGAAACCCAGTCCTGTGCCTCGATGCACCCGATGAGGCGCGCCACAGGCACCCACTCCGTATCGCCGCTAGGGAGGCGCTTGGAGCGCCAGTCCACCTGCGCGAACGAGACGACACCCAGGTCGCCCATGCCGAAGTCCCACATGCTGTAGAGTTCCAGCTCCTGTTTGTAGGGCACCTCGGTGATGCAGCGGTCGGGGGCGAAGTTGAAGAACACCGCGCCCTCCGTCACACCGATGAACTCGCCAAAGACCTCCTGACGCAGGAAGGCCCCTTCGTACTCCTTGAACAGCTCGTCGATGTACTCGTTCGGGAGATGGTCGGAGTTGGCGTACGTGGAGGCTCCGAACCACAGTGCACCTCTGGTCTGGAGCGGGGAGTCCGGATGGAACTTCTCCCACATCCAGTCGAAGCCGTTCGGCGTGCTGCAAACCCAGCCCGCCTTCTCGTAGCCCGTCTGGCGCAGACGGCCCCAGAGGACTGCCCACGCCTTGCCAGTGACATGCCGACCCTCGTCGATGAAGTACCAGGTCAGCTCCAGGCCTCGCATCCAGTTCGGACGGTCCAGGGACCGGAACAGGATGGTGGCCTCGTGCTTGCAGGTGTGTCGGTTGGCGCAGCCGCAGTTGGCGACCAGCCGGGCCTTCTTCTTCGACGACAGCCAGGACGTCTCCTGCTTGCCTGTCTTCCACAGGCCGGAGCCGTCCATCATCTCGAAGAACTGTGGGAGGACCACGTCCTCCAGGACCGGGTAGTTGATGGCCGCGATGCAGCCTCTCGGTCCGTGGAACTCGCCCCTGGGCATCGGCTGCTGGCTGAACTTCAGCCCGCGAGCGATACCGGCGAACGTCTTTCCGGACCCCAGGCCACCGATGTAGGCGGAGGCTCGCTGGGGGTTGGAGACGAAGTCTTTCTGCTGGCCGTACCGGATGGCCTTGATGCCCTCTTCGAGGCACCGAGCCACGAGCGTCGGGCATTCGGCCGACGTGTGATGGCCTCGACGGCCTCCACAGTCCGGGCACACGACCATGAACTCCCCAACCATGCACTCCGCGCAGCGCCACTTGTCATCCGGATTGTCCGGGTCCGTGGGCCGGGGTGCTCCGCACTCAGGGCACTGCTGAAGAGCCTCGAACGCGGAGAGGTCGTCTCCGGCCGAGTAGAACTCATTCAGGTGGAGCACCTTCTGAGACACGAGCTTGGTTAGGCCTCCGGCTGGCGCTGCTGTGCGAACAGCGCGCGCCGCTTCGGTAGGTGGTTGGTGCGGGGCTGGAGGATGGGCACCGTCACCGGCTCCACCTTCCGATTCGCCCCGTTGGGCTTGCCGGGCTCGCTCGGGCCAACCTTGCCCCCGAGACGGGCCAGCTCCTCTTCGGAGTAGTCCACGATGCGCTTCACCTCAGGACCTCCAGTGCCCCGACTGCGACGCTCAGAAGCCCCGCGACCATGATGCACCACCCCAGCAGCCTGAGCGTAGGCGTCGGGTGGGTGTGCGTCCAGAAATACTGACTCGGGGTCAGTGCGATACCGCAGTCAGGACAGGTCATTCGGGCTCCCCCTGGCGGAGCGCCTGCTTGGCCCGCCGCCGGAGAACCCTCCGGGGGGTCACACAGCAGTCGTCCTTGCACTTGTGCTTCTGCCGCCTCCCCCGCTTGGCGTTCCCGTGGTTGTGAACCTCGGTGCCGTCAAGAGCGCGCCAGCAGTACCGGCCGCAGTGCGGTGTGTTGGAGAGGTAGTGCATGCTGCCTCCTACTTGGTCCCGCCGCCCCACCTAGGAGGGTCCGGGGGCGTCCCCCCTTCGCCAGCGTGGCCAAAGGCCACCCTGACCGACAAGTCTAGTCGAACTTCAGGGTTCCTGGGGCCTCAGCCCCGTTCCCCTCGGATGCGGTGTCCTTGGGCGTCTCCTTGTCGAGCCCGATGGGCTTGCCCACCCCGTACTCGATGGCCTTCAGGAGCGCCTGGAGCCTCCCTGCCGGAGGTAGCTCCTTCCAGGACCCTTCACCCTTCGCTGCCCTCAGGAGTTCGCTGAAGAGGCCCCCAAGCTGTCTCTTGACCGCCCAGCGCGGGTCAGCGCGGTTCTTCTCCCGCTGGGCTGCCCCCTTGCGACCAGCCGCGGCCGCTCTCTCCCGGTCCAGGAACGGGGGATTAGCGGCACCTGGTGGCATAGGTGCGGAAGTCGAGTCCTTGTCTGAGTCCATGTACGACACCCCTAACGTGCTGAGGACACATTTCTGCTAAAAGCTGCTTCAGTGCGGTTAGTCAGTGCGGGTCGGAGCTTCGTGGTGAGCCCCGCGGGGGGACTTGTTCCCCCCCTCTATCTCTTTGGGCCTCCAGTCAACCCCCTGGGTAAAACCGCAGGTCAGAGGCCTAGCAAATATTGAATGGCCGTTCAAGAATGGGACCCATTTCTAGGGTGTAGGTGGGTCATTAGGGGGGAGGGGGCCCCCGAGACAGGGAGTGCATCCCGTCCCGAGAGCCCCGCTGGGGTAGGGTCCGTGGGCACCTATCCATGCCCTCCGAGCCCTACCCCGTACCCCGTACCCCTAGCCCTACTTGCTGGGCTTGGACCCGATGAGCGTGGCAGTGACGTTCACCTGGTACCGGCGGCCGTCCTGACCCTCCAGCTTGGCGATACCGAAGTATCCAGCCGAGCCGGTGCTGAACCGGTGCGTGCCGTCGTCACGCCGTGCCATGCTGACGGTACCCTGCGCACCGTCCACGTTCAGGACGATGGACGCTCCGTCGGGGAGCGTGACCTTGGCCTGGTCCACCATGGTAGGTGGCCTCCATTCTGGACCCGTTGACGGTGGGTCCTACACCGTGCCTCCTGGTCTACTGTCCCCCGGTCCTATCCCAGTGCCTCGGGAGGTCCGGTGGAACGAGGCCACCATACCCCGACGCCGTGCCTCGCGCATCCCCCGAACGGGTGATGAAACGTGGCATCCGGTACCCTCTTTAGGCCTAGGTCCTTCGGCCTATTGACTTGTGCGAAAGACCTACGAGGCACTCAGCCCTTCGATGTAGGGAGAATGGCCGACTTGTATTGTGCCTTTGGCCTAGGCCGTTCGCCGTACT